ATAGGCGTTTTCTTAAAGGGCATTATCGAGCCGACGGCCATACCGTAAACGGGATTTTTCTTCTCGATCTCGTGTATCTTCTTCGCAAGGTAGGAGTCCTGACGGAAGGTAGCTCTCTCTGCCTCTGCCAAAGCGTAGTCCTTCGCCTTTTCGACAAGCTCGGGATTGTTTTTTATATCCTCTGCCGTCTTGATACCGTTCGCCGTTAAGTATTCGCTGAGCGTCGACCGGAAAACGTGCTTGCTGAAAAGAGTATCCTCAAATTCAAGAGCCTTGTTGTTGGCGTTCGCCATCATATTGCCGAGGCGAGTCTTGAATATCTGTCTCTTCGCCTTAATGCTTCCTTCCTCGCTGTACTTAGCGTCGCCTCTGATATCGGCGTCCATATCCTTCGTAGTCTGCTTCGCAAATTCCTTGACTGCATCCGAGGCTCTTTCCCAAGTCTTTGTGCGATTCTTGATAGGAGCGATATCCTCAATCGTTCTCGCAAGAGCGTTTTTCACCGCTCTTGTGCCCATCATAGCCACGTTGGAAACAAGGTTTCGGATATGTGTTTTCGGATTGCCGAGCATAGAAAGATAACGCCAAGCGTTGATATAGTCCATAGCCCCGACGTCCATTTGGTCGGCTATCTTCTGCTTAACGTCCTCAACGGCCGCATTGAGCTCCGCCTGATCGAATGTTCCGTCCTCGTTCATTGTCTCAAGGATGGTTTTCGTCATTTCTTCCGTAACCTCAACGCCGTCAAACGCCTTATCGCCCTTCGCTTTTCCTCGCTCAACCGTCCTATAAAGAGCCTTGAGCTGTCCTTCAGGAGTGAGTCTGCGTATCATAGACAACGCCTGAACTCTCTGACCGAGCTCCGTACCGATGATAGAAACGTCGATAATAAGATCCCGGACCGCCTTTGCGTCTCCGGCCTTCGCCGCTTCCTGAATAAGTCTCTCGCCGAGAGCGATATCCTCGACCGAGAGCTTTCTCTCGGACATTCTGCCCTCGAAATATTCTCTCGATTTTGCATAGCCGTCTTTTGCAAGTCTTGCGTTCGCCGTGGCGAGCGTTTTCTCGTTCGACTTGACCTGATAATAGCGAACGTCGTCGGGAATATCGTCGGGAGTGATTATGCCGTCGACGGCCTCGCTTCCGGTCGACGTCTCGTACCAACGTCTCTCTTCCATTCCGTCGGGTGCTGTGTTCTTGCTGTCGACTCGCTTCATTCTCGGCTCGCTTTGCTTCGGCTCTGCGCCGGGCTTCTGCGGTCTGATCGCCTCGTAAGCCTTCTCGGGAGTCTTTTCGATAACGGGAGCATATCCCTCGGGCATAATGTCCGGGGGTGCTTCGGGAGCTTTCGCCTCGGGAGTGGTCGTTGCATTTTCCGGGGTAGCCTCTCGTACCGGAGCTTCGAGCTTCACGTCCTCGCCCGATACGTTGTAATTTCCGTATCTCTTCGGAGCGTCGCCCTCTTTTGAAAGGGAATTACGGACATCACCATCGTTTTTGGGCATAAAAGAAGCAACCCCGTCAGAGGTTGCTTGATTTACGAAACTGTTGCGATATTCAACAGCTTCTCCATATTCATCTTTTGAGAAATTCTTAACTTCAACGTCGCTTTCCGTATTTACCATAAATGCGACCTTCGGCATACCGTGATTTTCGGCTATGTTATCGTGGTCGTATTCCATATTGTAATCCATTATGGAGGCAGTCTTGAAGCCGAAAATCGTCTCATACATAACCATTAGGTTTTGATTTTGTGATGCGTAACAGTCAAGTGTTTTTGCCCTTTCCTTTACAATCGGTGCAATGGTTTTAAGAAAACCTCTTTCTGTGTTCAAATTAAACACACTTATTAGGTCGCCATCGGGCGTAATAGAAAAACCACTCAATCCGTCCTCGGATAAATAATTATAACAATCATTATATCCGATTCCGTCCTCGGTGGTTTCAACTGTGTGCAAATCGACAAGTTCTCCGTTCCTTAAATAATTCCGAGAAATCTCAAAAATATCGTGGAACAGAGGACCATCTACGCCCTCAACTATATTAACGTTTTTGTTGGTTTTAGGATTTAATAAAGTCCTGATGTTAGGAATCCGCTCGCTGTCTGCGGATCTAATTTCCAACCCAAAAGCTCTTGAAAGTCGTCCTCGTACTTCGTCATCAATTCGTTTGCTTCCTGAGTGGTACAATTTTGTATCTTCATCAGACATTCTCTGACTTTCTGCTTGTAGGTTTCTAAATTCATCTGTTCGTGCATATGTTTCACCTCGTTCTCCATTATACACCAAATTCTGACTATTGTCAATACTCAGGCCATATTTTGTGGAATTTTTTCCCTCAAACTTAGGCTTCCCGCCCTCTTTATAAGCCTTGTCAAACGCCCTCTTGACTCTCTCAAGCTCCTTCGCTTCCTTGCTTCCGGCCGTTACGACCTTGAGAAGATACTTGATCTCGTCGTATATCTTCTGAAATACGTTACGGTTTTTAACCGAAAGATTATTGATAAAGTCCTCGTCGGTAAAGAGATAGTCGCCTACAAGATCGGCCGTAAGCTCGGCGTCAATGTCAGCACCCTCAATGCCCTTGTAAAGCTCCTTTATCGAGTCGTATCTGCCCTGATAGTCCTTCTTCGTTTTCGCATACTCAATAATAGCCGACTGAAGCTCCGAGTAAAGCTCCGTCCCCTCAAGAACGTGCGTTATCTCGTGCCCGACGACCGTGTTAAGAGCCTTCTGCGAGTCGATATTGACGGTTACGCCGTCCTTCGTAACGAAGCCGTTGACCGTCGCTCCGTCAATAGCAAAGCCCGACTCCCGGAGCTTATCATTGTTCGTGAAATCAAAAGAAACGCCCTTGTCTGCCGATATCTTTGCGATAGTGTCGACAAACTCGTGCGTTCTGTTCGAGTTATTCAGTATTCCGCTGTCAATAGCCTTCTGTACCGTTTCCTTTTCCTTCTCGTCGTAATTGGCAATATTGACCTTAAAAGCCTCGCCTCTTCTGCTCCTCTCTCGGTAGCTCTCATAGAGTCTGTCGCCCTTTCGGTAAATATTCTCCTTCATCATCGACTTAAGGAACTCGCTTCGGGAATTTGCCTTGATATCTCTTACCGTTTCCTTGAGCTGTTCATATCTTGTCTGCTCCGCAAGAGTGGCGTCCTTCTTGTTGCCGAGCTCCTTGAACTCCTTAAGGATAGCATCTTCCTGAGCCTTCGCCGCCTCGTACTGTCTGTATACGTCGCCGCCGACCACGCTCTCGATCTTGCCCGTGTCGAGATAGCCTCTCTCCATATCACGGATAACCTTGTCGTAAAGCTCGGCCTGCTCCTTTTTGGATAGCGTCTCGCCCGCTTTTTCTTTCTCTGCGAGGCGATCCTTGAACTCCCTATCAACGACACTCTGCTCGCTGTCCGTGAGCTCTGTGCGGTAATCTCTGCCCGTCTCGATAGTGGTCTTGACCTTGCCGGCGTTTGCAAGTCCGCCGAGAGCTACGCCGCCGATAAATGCGTCCTTGTATTTCTGACGAGCTTCCTTGCCGAAGAGCGAATCTAACACCTGAGAGGAATATGCACGGAAAGCTTCCTCGTCGTTAAGAAGCTCGGAAAGCGTCTCCTCTCGCTCGTAGGTAAGCTGTGTTCCGAGAGTGGAGACAAATTCGCTGAATATTTCCTCAATGCCCTCTGCGCCCATATCGAAGCCGTAATCTGCGAGAAGCTTTATAGCCTTGTTCGAGATCCCCTTCGTAAGAACGTCGAGCTTTATAAGCCCCTTCTCACCGAGTCCCGAGCCGCCGAAAAGCTTCTCCGAAAGCATCTCCGCTCCCGCCGTAACGAGACCGCTGACGACCGCCTCGCCGTAAGAAGCATCTTCCTTGAAGGCCGACTCCGCCTCACTTCCGAAGCTCGTCGTGCCCGACGTTACCCACCACGGAACGCCCACCGCTTGTAACGCCATCGTGCCGAGAAGCTGTCCGCCCGACTGCGCAAGAGAGTCCGTCTTTTCACCGAGCACCGACTCAGCTTCATAATCGGGAGTTTTTGCGCCCGCAAGTCTGAGAATCCTCGTAAAGACGCTTCCCGAAATATTTTCGGCAAGCTTTTCCTCGTCGTAAAGGTCCTTCTTTACAAAGTCCTTCGTCTTGTCTGCAAACTCGTCCGCTCCGAACAAACTGCCGACCGCTCCGACTGCCGTCGCTCCTGCGTCGACTACCTTCTCGCCGATTCCGAGGATTCCCGCCGTAATATTCGTCGCAAGATCTTGGTCGGTGCTCCTTATCGTCTTGAATATATCGCCGAACTGATATCCGTCCTCAAATAAGCCCGACTGAAACCACTTGTTTTCTTTTTCCTCTTTGACCGGTGCGATATCCTCGGTCTTGCTCGAAGGCTTTACGGGAGCTACGTAATCGGTCTCGGGCGAAATTTCGTAGCCCGTCAAATTGAGATATTCGTCAGTAAAGGAGTCGCCCGTATCGTACTTTTTCTTCTTCTTTTTCTGTGCAAGATAATCGTCTGTAAAACTCATATATCCGCCCCCTTTACTTGACTCTCTCCATCTTCGTGCCATTAAGCAACATCTTTTGCTTGAACGAGCTTGCGCTCATTTTGAATTTAATTTTATTTCCGCTCACGTAATGCGTTATAATGCCCTGCTTTTCAAGCTCGGCAAGCCTTGAAGCGGAGATAGGACCGAAGCCGAGATCGAGCACGCTATCCATATCTATCGTTTGCTTGCTCTTAGTGTTATTCTTTGCGGCTTTACTTGCGGCCGCCTTTACGCCCGCTATTGCCGCACTCGAAGCCGCTTTCTTGGCAGACGTTTTATTTATCTGTCCGCCCGAGCCACCCGAGCCACCTGATCCGCCTGATCCGCCTGATCCGCCCGCATCCTTCGACTTCGTGTAAGCCATCTGCTCGTTAAACTGTCTCTGCCTCTCTGCAAGCTCCGCCGCCTGAGCCGCCTCTACCGCCTGATTGTGTCTCTTCGATTCAGCAAGCGACTCGTTGTACTGTCTTACGTCCTCTGCAAGAGCGTTCTCGGTGTTGATCTGCTTAAGCACGTCCTGATAACGGTTGTGATATATCTGACCGAGCTCGGTCTTTTTGTTTGCCTTTTCAAGAATAAGCGTGTTCTTGTATTGGAAGCCCGCAAGCGAAAGCTCAAGCTGTTTTGCAAGCGACTCGTATGCGATCTCCGCAAGTGCCGAATTGTTCTGAAGTCTCGCCTCGGTTATTGCATTGTTATAATTCTGTACCGCTCTCTGATAGGTCTCTCTCGCCGCTACCACTCTGCTTTGGTACGTGTTGTACATACTGACCTGCGCACTCTCGGAGAATCCGGTATTTGCCATACCCTGCGCCGCCATCTGCTCGGCGTTTGCCCCGAAAGCGTTCGACTGCTTCTGATAGTCGACGTATGCGCCCGACTGCTCCTTCGTGTAGTCCTTCTGCGCTTCCGCCTTCTGCTGTTCTATCTGATCAATCGCAAAGTCGGTCTTTTCGTTTTGGAGCTTGGTCTGTGTGTCCGCCCAATCCTTTGAGGCGTCTATCTGCGCCTGATAGAATTTTTCCGAGTCGCTTATCATACCGCCGTATGTATTTTCGATCTCGGAAAGAGCCGCATTTTTCTCGTTGTTTACCTGAGTAAATCTCTTATCGTCGTAGTTTATATCATAGTTTGGTGTTGCCATCTACACTCCCCCTCTCAGCGTTTTATATAGCCGCCGACGAACGCCTCAAGAGTCGCCGTCTCAAGACTAAATCTCGTGTTTGAATGGAATTTAAGCTGTATGTCCTTCCACTTCTTTCGCTTTATTCTGCATACGAAATAGTCGCTCGTGCCCCCGTGCTCGCTGATAAGCTCAAAGCCCGTGTCCTCAAGCTTCGCATATATCGAGATGTCGCCCGTCGCCTCTACGATACAGCCTCTCTTGTTAGTCGTCTTAAGCTTCTCGGGAGCATTAAATTTGTCCTTCGGCGTTACCCAATAGCTCTCGACCGCCGCCGCATTGTCGTTGAGCGTAAAAACGCCCGTGTCCGTGCCGAGATAAAGCACTCCGCCGTTTACCCTTGCGCTTCTGATCCTTACGCCCATATCCCAATAAAACCACTCGTACTCAAAGTGATTCTCGTTCGTGAAGGTCGCTCTTGAGTCGGCAAGAAATATCTTGTCGCCTATAATAACGAGGAGATAACCTTCCCACTCCTCAAGGATCATATCCTTGTAGTCGTCCGCCGAGATAAGCTTGCGGTCAACGAGTGAGCTCCGGTGCGCCACCACTTGCTCGGTCGTAACGTCGCCGCTTATGCCTTCCATTCCTCGCTCGCTGAAAAATACGATATCGTCGTTAAAGTTGATCGCCGAGCCGATACACCCCGTCGTAACGCTTGAGTGCTGAGAAGGATATATCTTGCCGTAGTCCGAGTCGAGCGTCGGAACGTGATAAAAGACCGTCGTGTTAGAGTCGTTCGGCTCACGGAATACCCAAAGCACGTTATTGCCCGCAACAAGCCCACGGACCGCCGCATCGTCAAGCCCCTCGTTGTAGTAGTCGAGGTCGCTGAAATAGCTCGGATCGTTAAGGCTACAATGCCATACCGTGTTCGGATAGTCGGGATTGCCGCTTATAAATACTCTGTTGTCGAATACCTGAAGGAGCGTACAGCCGAGAACTCTCGACTTGTAGCCGATGACCTTCTTCTTGAACTCTATAAGCACGTTGTCCTGACCGTCCGTAAGAGGAGCGGCAGGAGCGGTCGAGAAGATTATCTTTCCCGCCGCATAGTTGACCGTGAAATCGGTAACCGCCTTTCCGTCAACCGCAACGACCGGCTTAAAATCTGCGTCAATACTCTCGGCGTCGAGCAGATATTCCTTGCTCTCTCCGTCTGCGAGAAAGCTGTTTTTCCGTCTGTCCGAGAGCATATTCACGTCCTCATAAATAGTACCGCCCCCGGCGGGCTTCCTTCCGATCGTCGTCGTCGGGATATATCCCTCGACCTCTTTGATCGTCTCTCCGTCGTACTGAAGGTAAGAGAGCCCGTCCATAAAATACCAAATATTCTCAAAAATAAAGGCGTTGCTACGGACCGGCATTATCCCCGAGTAGAGAACGCTCTTCGCTCCGTCCTTCACTCGATAAAGCTGTGTCCCGCTGTGAACGAGCATCATCCCCTTGTAAAAGTAGATCCCAAAAACCGTCTTGCCGAAGCTCTCGGAAAGCTTCATACCCGGCCTTGTTCTTATGCTCTCTATCTCTCGTCTGTCCTTCCAAACGTTAAGAGAATCGGGACTCCTCGCTATATTGATATCCTCGCCTCGGAAATCAACGCCACGGAACGCCCCGTATATTCTCTTTATGCGGCTTCCCGTATCGCTCATATAGAAATGCCCCCTTCTATAAAGACGACTCCCGTCTGATAGCGGGGATCAAGCATCTGCTTGAGCTGTTCGTATCTCGCCGAGTATACGTTGCCGTATTCCGCCGAAACGTCGCTCTTGAGAAGGTCGCCCGCAATTCCGTAAGGCATAATCTCAAGCGCATCGGGAGAAAGCTCGAACTCGTATGCCTTCGGCTTTGTCTTTTCGGTGATCCTCTCGGGGTAAACGTAGCAGTCGATCTCAAGCACGCCGCTCTCCTTCACCTTAAGGACCGTGCCGTTTGCCTTCGGAATATACGACACGCCGCCGACTGTGCCGATCTGATATATCTCATAGCCGCACGCCTTCTCGATATCCTCAAAAGTGATAACGTCGCCCTCGGTAACGTCTATCTCAACGTACTTCGGGATCTTCTTGAGCCTCGCAAGCTCGAACATTATCTGATTGGTAACCTCGTTCTTCTTGAGAGCTATATCGGGATCGTCCGTCAAAAGCTCGCTGTTAGGATTCAGCTCCTCAATAAGCCCGAGCACCTTTTTATCCATTTCAAGTTGAGTCATAGTTTCACTCTCCTCTCTGTAAAAATCCCCTTGCTCAGTTATGAACAAGGGGAAATATAGTTATTCGTATATAACGCCGTATCTGTCAAACAAGGCTTTAACGTCCTCGTTCTTGACTATCTTCTTCTGCTGACCGCTATTGAGCGCATCATACATAGTTTGGAGTGCCGATTGAGTCTCGGTCTTAACCTTTGCTACGTTCGTGTTAAGCGTTGTTTTCTTCATCCGTTACCCCCAATTCCGCAAGTGCGGCTATGTAATCTCCCTCTGTCGCTTCGTCCTCGATAGGCTCTGCAATTACTCTCTCATACTCGGCTATAAATTCCTCGTCGCCGAGAGTCGCATCAATGCCGTAAACGCTTGCGAGGATATTTTTGCCCTCTACCTGAGTTACTCTGCCGTCTACGGTTTTGAGGAAAATAGTTTCCTCATTTTTATGGTATTTGTGCCTTTCAAAATGTTGTTCGGCAGAAACACCGTTAATATCCGATTGTTTGTCCCATACAAGCCACATAATTCTAATTTCCCCCTATCAAATAGTTACCCAAGCTCCGTCCTTAAATATAGCCGCCTCTACGGGTACGCCTATTCCGTCTGCATTTCCTTTATATACTCGTCTTATACCAACGTTCATTTCATCAGTAAGATTGAACATATTATTATTGTTGTTCGCAAGAATATAAAGATTGTCTTTTGGTACTTGAATATTTCCAATATTCAGATCCCAATAATAGACTGGAGTGTTGTTGTACCCCGGTGTTGCACCAAGGAATATCTTATTTCCCGCAGCTTCCAGTATTTGTCGCCCTCCTGACTGGACTCGGCAAACTGTTATCTCATCAGACACTTTATAGGTTTCCGTATCAAATAGAGAGCATTTTAGCGCATAGTAGCCCGACCCATCAGAAGCATCACGAACCGCCTTAACCACACAAATCGTTGAACCGACTGCAACACATCCTATACAGTTACTCGAATCATAGTCGATGTGTTCTACTGTTTCGGTTTTAATGTCAAAGCAATAAGCCTTACCACTTTTTTCGAATACATAACTCTTCCCTCCAACAAGTGCACAACTCGTTGGGTTAACGGAGCAAATTTCGTGCTCTGTCAGTTCGGATATATTGCGTGTCTCCGTGTCATAGCACAGCACGGGTACTTGAGAACAGTAACTGTAACTATTCTTATTGGTACGATATCCGCCAAAACCATATATTTTCGTACCAACGGCTACACAATCGCCCATTATCGATCCTGTTGACACGTTCGTAAGTGAAGTTAGTGTTTTTTCCAAGGTATCGTAACATTTCACCAGACTAGTTACACTGGACATCGCACCTGCGGTTGAACTGGTCGTTCCGCTAATTATGTAAATTTTATCTCCAACAACCGCACCAAGTGCACCTTGTACTTGTAGATTAGTATTGGCTGTGGATGTTTGCTCTCCCGTGTCTACATCAAATTCCGTAATAAAGTTTGACCAGTTCGCAGACATACCTTGATGGCCGGATAAAACGTATATTTTGTTTCCAACTTTTTTACAAACCGCAAACTGATAAGAGCGGGATAGAGAAGTTATTGGTTCTCCCGGCGTACCACAATCAAAATGATCATAGTTTGCTTCAGTTGAAACAATAACGTCAGTAGGTACAGAAGTCTTCACCCAAAGCTTTGTAGTATCTTCGGGAGCTGTGTCGCCGTAGGCTATGTTGAGTTCCATTCCGCTTGACTCGGGAGTATCGGGCGTACCGCCGCCTTTAACAAATCCCTGCCACTCGTCGTTTTCGTGGATATATACCTCGTTTGTCGTGCCGTTCTCGCCGACCTTGTAGATAACGTCGGTTTTCGATCCTCGGAGAGCGTACAAGCAATTGCTTTTTGAAGTGTCAATTTCCTCTATGCTGTCTACCCATCCGTATTGAGTGCCGGGAAAAAGATTCGCCTGCCCGTTATCAACATAATACATAAGTCCCGTGGCGTTTAGCACGTACCATCCGTTCTCCACCGGCAACGCATCAACGAAATGTATCTCATAGCCGCTTTCCTCGGCATAATCCACAACCTCGCCGTCACTTGTTGTAGCATAAACTCTCGGCTCTCTCGGCTTTTCCGTGGTTTCAAGCGTTTTTTCAAGCTCATACCACCCGTCAGAATATACGAACAAGCCTTTCGGAACAAGCTGTGTTCCCGGACGAATGGTATAAATACTCGGTGCGCCCGATGGATCTATAACGATCTCGTCCGCAGAGTCGATCCAACCTTTGTCAAATCCCGCTTCTCCAAACAGTACCGCACCAACAGGAATTGCCGTCGCCGAAGTTCCGTCAAGTGAGACATAGGCAATTCCCGTAGACTCCAAAACGTAACAAGGGAAAGTGAATGTATCTTCATTTACCGCCGGCATAGTTTCGGGAAGCGTCTCAACCACCGTTATAGTTAGATCTACAGGAACTCCCATCGCTTTGAAATAGTCCACAATCGGCATATTGAATTCCGTCGTTCCGTCAGTACCCACAAGCCACAATGTCGGTGGTGCTTCCTCTTCCTCGGTAAGCCTATAAACCGCTTCTTCGTTGATTTCTCCGCCCTTTTGGGTGTAAAATCCTTTCACGTTGGCGTCTATATCGTCAACGCTGTCAACAAGTCCGTGGCATACCGCAAGCGGCAAATTTGAAGGATCGTCAAAGCGTATGGGCGTTATACCATCGTTGGAGAAATACACCACGCCGTCGGTTTTCAGCACATATAAAACCGATATGCCGTTGCCCGATATTGCCATCGGCACGGGGAACTCGTCAACGTAAAAAAACTCAACCGAAGCAATACCGGAGAAAAACGTCTTGACAAATTCTTCTCCGTCTTGTATCTCACCATCGTGCGCAAAATAAAGCTTCCACGGCTTCGGAAGCTCGGTAACGTCGATATAACCGCCACCTGATGCGACGTCGACCGTAACCTTGCTGTAACCGACCTTCGACGGCGTATATTCGCCGTTTTCGGTTATATGAATTTCTTCAAGCTCCGGTGTAACCTCAATATTATCACCGCAAAATTTACCTTGCGTTTTCAGCAAGACACCCTTTGCGGACGTCATAGGAATTTGCAATTTATTAGCCATTACTTCACCACCTCATACTCGCCGTTGTATACCGCAAGCTCGGCCGCTTTCCAAGTGCCGCCTACCACTTGCAATATCTTTCCGTTATCATCAGCTTTAACAGAGGGGAGAGATCCGTCCACTTCCACGTTTCCGTTTGCATCCGGTTTTTGTCCGTTCACGGTCTTTATAGGCTTTATTTCCCCTTCTATTGCGGTCGGACTGATTGGCGTACCAACCGTTACGCCTATGATTTTTCTTTTCATTCAGCTACCTCCGTAATAGTTACTTGTATTGTATAATCGTTCTCGGGCTTCTGTCCGATAGCATACACGGTTATAACGCCGTCCTCGTTTTCCGTAACGAAAGCGAGGTCTTTTTGATGGAATATAGCAAGCTGTTCAACGCTCGGCGTCAGGTCAACCTGACTGTTCTCCGTAGCACCCTCGACCGCTACCACCTGAGAATAGGGCGAAGCCGTACCCACCCACTTGCTCGCAAGAATAACGACGTCTGCTATTTTCGCCCTCGCCTCTGTTGCGAGCTTATTCGCAACGTCATCGACGATCTTCTTCAGATCCTCGGCCGTGAGGACGGCCTTGAGCGAAGCGAGCCATTCTTCCTCTGTGCCGTCAAATCCGTTCGCTACGGCGACTTCATAGGCATTCTTGCCGACTATCATATCCGGCATAGAAAGCAAGCCACGGAGCTTTATATAGCTCTCTGCTTTTCCTTTAATGCTCATAATTTACTCCTTTACTTCAAGCTAACGATTTTCAATTCTTTTAAGATTTCAAGAAGTTCGTTAAAAGAATTTTTAAGTGCTGTTACATCGGTTGCGTATGATTTTTCGATAGCACCACCGTTTCCGCATACTATCGGGAGATTGTCTCCGTTTGCGTTTTTGAATATAAGCCTATCCGTGTAATTGTTGTAAAATATTGATTTCTCCTTCTCTGCATCGGGGAGCTCGTTAAAAGTTAATTGATTATGCACAAGAGAATAAAAGCCGCTTGTATCATCAATGCCGCTTTTTCTGACTCTGCCCGAATACAGTACTACATCATCATCGTGCATAAAGCCTTTGTTCACTACAACAAATTGATAAAATTCGGTGTTTACCGTATGAAATATAACAGCATCGTCTTGTGAAGATGTATAGTAAACTCTGTTGTTTTGGCTTTCAATGACCACTCTATCGCAAGAATCATTATACGCAAAGTAATGCTTTCTTCCGTCCGGTTTGAAATTTGCGTGGCAGTTAATAAACTTGAAATTAGCAGAAATTAAATTATCGTTGCTCTTTATCGTTTTTAATACATAGGTGCTTGTATTTTTATTAAGCAAATTTGCTTTAACGATATGAATCCGCTCGAAAATAATGTTTGACAAGATCGTTTCAGATGCGACGTCTGTAACAAGCATATCAATATCCTGCTCTTCAAAATAACTATCAGAAACGAAAATTGAGGTTGAATAACCTTCCACCTTAAATCCCACTTCGTTTTCGTAAAAATCACAATGAGTAATATTAAGTGTGCTTGAGTAATTTCCTACAAACACCGCAATATCACAATACTGAATTGTAGGACGGTCAATCGTTGTAATGCTTGCATTTACATAATTGATACCAATATGGCAATTAAATATATACACGTCTCTGCAAATCAGTTGCGACGTGTTATCCATATCTATGCCTATGTTGGTGTAATTTTTTGTTTCCGTGGTCTTGATTGCCAATCCCTCGATAATAACCTCGTAGCACCACTTTTCTCCATCATAATTGATAAAATCAATAAGACTCTTGTTGTGGCAATCAAAAAGCAACTTAGCGTCATATCCGTAAACGTGGCACTTAGGAATAGCCCACGTATCTGTAAGTCTGTATGTGCCGCCGGGTATTCTTATCTCGTGCTGTATTCCTTTGGCGGTAAATTCGCTAACGATATAGTCGCTCAAACGTGTGAACGCTTCCGTGTCGTCCGCCACTCCGTCACCTACCGCTCCGAACATCTGCGGCGTAACGTGAAGAGCCGCTACCGCCTCGTGTGTCGCCTGATAGCCCGCCTGAAGATTCGCAAAAGCTCTCGCTATGACCTGATTCTGTACCGGTCTCTCCGACGTCATATCAAGCTCTGTGTCTATCACCTTGATAACCTCGGGATCGGGAACGTATGCGGGAATGTCGTCGCCTTCCGGGAAGAGCTTGAATACTCTCGGCCCGTCCTCGTCATAGCCTATAATGGTCTGCGGATTGTCGCCGGGGTTAAGCTCTACCTCGTACCAATAGTCTCTCGGCTTGCTTATAACCTCGCCTATCTTTGTGTCGTTCTCGTCGAGGATAATATCGACCGACTGAGTAACCGCCGTAACGGGAAAGTCCTTCTGAAGCGCAACGCTCTCGGCGTCCTTCTTGCCGTACACCTTTAACCGAAGCACCTCGCCCGGATGGAAGGTATAAGCCTCGCCGTCCTTCTCCGCCGTAACCGACAGATAGACCATATCTCCCCTCGTTACGTATATGGAAAGATCGTCATTTACCTGAAACATTCAATCACCCCAAATCTTTTATATTTTCAAGGTCGTCAATGGCTTCCGCTATCGTTACGAAAGGCTCGACCGGTCTTATATAGCCTCTGCCCTCTTCCTCAAAGACGAGGATGTCGCCCTCTTCAAGTCGTATAGTCGTGTCGTATACGCTCTCGAAATTCTCGCCCTTCACCTTCGTAACCGAATGGAATACCAAATCTTTAAGAGTCTGCTTTACGTTTTCGTTCTCGTACTCAAGCACCGTCTCCTTATCTACCAAAATACCGGGATAAAGATTAATGCTCGGTTTTCTTATAAAATTCTGCATATTAATACCTTCCTTCCTTTCGTCAATACAGAAATAAAAAAGCTCTGTATTCAAGAAAAAAGGGGAGTACCGATTGATACTCCCCCCAAAGGCGTTTATGCTATGCGCCGTGCATCCCCCTTATTGGGGCTATATATATACGCCTTTTATCAACTACCTTATACGGGTACTTTGATAACCTGAATACGGTCTGTGTCGATGACCTTACCGCCGTAAACGTCAAGGCCCTTAACGATATCAGCGAAACGCTTCTCAGCAGGATGCGCCTCAACCTTTTCGAGCTGTGCCGCAAATGCGATAGCCTTCTTACCACGGATACAGCAATATGCGTGAGTAGAGTCCTTCGCCATATTGTTGGACATCTTAACGTCAAATCCGTCGTATACGCCGACAATGCCTCTCTTGATATACTCGGGGTTGTCGGTAGACAGAGTGATAAGGTTGTTCTTGAACTTGTTGTATGCGGCGGGTGTGATCTCGATAACGCCCTCTTCGTTGAAGTTACGCTCTCTGAGAGCTACGATAGCTTCGTCGATGCCTGCCTTGAGGCCTTCTGCGGTGTTCTCTGCAACAGTAGTTACGTTGTCGGTAACGCCCTTGATAAGATTAGCGACAAAGGTATCACGAGCAACTGCGAGATTGTGTACCGCCTTCTCCTGAAACTTCTCAGGGAGACCGGGAACGGACTGTGCCTTGTCAACGTCGTCAACGTAGAAAGCGAAATATTTCGCCTGATCGATAGTGAGGATCTGACTCGAATCGGAGAGGTTCTCAACGTTGATGTCTGTGCCGGTGTAGTTGCCGATAGTGGGCTCGCCTACTCCGAGGATCTTAACGCTCTGTGCGTATTTGCAGTCGCCCTCGTATTCACGATAGCAATCTGCTACGAGCTTACATTCAAGCTCAAGCTTGTCCTGAATCTTTTTAGACCATATTGTCTGAATAAAATGTGTTACTGCCATAATTTTTCCTTCCTTTCGTGTGCCGAGGAAGTATTACCATTTAAGCATTGATTTCTCTATTGCCTTGAATAAGGCGGGATTCTTGTCGAGATCCGACTTTGTGAACTGTCTTGCCTCTTCCGGTGTGTAGAAATCCTTTACCCCGTTGTCCGAGGAGTCGCTGTTTTTCATACTTCCTGCCGGTCTGATGTCTTTTTTTGGTTGTGTTTTTCTGAAGTTTTCGTAAACCTTTGACAAGGGAACGTCCGATCTGAACATACTCGCAAATTCCTTGAACTCTTGGCTGTTATAAACGTCCTCTCCGACTCCGAGCTTTGAAAGCTCCTCGCTCTTCTCGGCGTTATGTCTGTGCTCCGCAAGCACCTTAAAAACCGCCTTTTCTCGTGCGGTCATTCTCTCTGCGCCAAGCTCTGTAAGGCGGTCGACCTCTTCGACCACTTCCTCAATGCCTGAGCGTATGATCTCTTCCGCTTCAGCTCTCGCAAGTATCTCGATATCCTTCGCCGAATAGTCGGGCTTTTTGTTTATCTTGATGCCCTTGCTTTCGTAGAACTGCTCGAATGTGTCGGCCATCTCGTCGACGCTTTCCTTGCCCGTACCCGCTTTAAGCACTTCCTCAAGGCGGCCGTACTGTCTCTCGTACTGCTTTGTGATCTTTGCTCTTTCACGGGCCTTTGCTTTTCCCACGATCTCGTTAAGCTCATCCTGAGTAAACGTCTTTGCGGGAGTTTCTTCTGTGGTCTGCTCCACCTTTTCAGTAACCTCTTCGGCTACAAGGTTTTCGTTCTCATTCATAACGATTTTGTCCTTCCCATTTTTTCGTTGGTGTTTGTTTCACCGAATCCATACAGTTTTACGACTTAAATGTTTGGTCAATATATAAGAAAAAGCACCCGTATAGAGTGCTTTATTCTTCGATCTCTTCCTCGGCCTCTGCCGTCTCTTCGTCAAGCTCGGCCTCTTCTGCCGCCATCTCCGCCTCGATCTCTCTCTGAGCGTCGGCGATCTGCTCGGCTTGGCCGTCGGGATCTTCCCAAAGGAATTGCTGTGCTCTCTCCTGCAAAGCTTCCGCCTCTGCCTGAATAAGAGCTATCTTGCGCTGTTCTGCTTCCATCTCCTCGATCACCTTGAGAAGAGCGTCCTTCGGTACGACCGAATCGTTAGGCAACGCCTTAACGTATGCCTTAAGCTCCGGGAGTTTCTGAATGTTGAAAAGTCCGTTTGTCAGGAAGTTTTCAAGGCTCATCTCCCTTGCGTATTTGTCATATACTCCTTTAGGCGTAACGTCTATCTTGACGAAGGTCTTAAGGCTCTCAAGAACGCTCTGCGGCACTTTGATAAGCTGTGTCGTCTCTTCGCCCGTTCTCTCGTCCTTGACTGTCTCCTCGACGCTTATGCCGTCCTCGGAGTATGTAACGATATACTCAATATCTATCTTTGCGATATCTTCTATAATGCTCTTGGTCTTTTCCTTCTGCTCGGTCATAGGAGCTTGAGAAGCCTGCTGTACCGCAAGAATAGCCCTACCGGAAGCCGCCTCGGGATTGACCTGACCGGTAGCCGTGTCTCCCGCTCCCGCAAGCTCTCTCGAAAGCGTTATAAGGCCTTCCTGAAGCTCAACGACGTCTCTCGACATCTGCGCCGGGGGAATGTACCCGACGATCTTGTGCACGTCCTCGACGGGAGCTCCGTTCGTGCGGATAGTCGCTCCGACTGTATCGAGAGCACCGGGATTCGCTATCTTGCTGACGTCAACGACCTTCTGCTGAAAGGCCGTATGCTTGACTGTCAATACTCGTCTTACTTCCGTGCGATTGACCTCGATCTGATTGGGGATAAGGTGTCTGACCTCGCCCTCGCCTCTCGCCGAGCCCTCTTTGTTCTCCCAAGTCATATGGGCTATGGGATAAAGAGTAATGCCGAGATCAATGTCGTTTGCTATCTCAAGCCACTTTGTAGCGATTGAGTAGTGTACTGTGCCATTCTGCTTTAGAACTTATATACGACGGTTACTTTGTTGTCGATCTCTTCCTTTGCCGCCTCGCCGCTCTCCTCGAACGTGTCATTGTCGCCTATAATAAGCTCAAGCTTGTCCTTGCCGATCCCCTCGGAAAGAGCAAGCTCTATAACGCTCAGTACCGGCTTGCGTCTGCGTATAAGGATATACGGCTGATTCTGAATGTCGTCGTCGTTCTCGTCGCCGTAGTATATGTCATTCTTCTTGATTACCTCGTGAACGGGACGGCTCTCCTCGGCGTCCCAATTCGAGTAAACAATGCCCTCGTCGTTGATTGCGGCGTCTTTGGTTATCTCTCTGAGCTTGTCGTCCATCTTGTCGAGCTCCCAAAGACGTGTTATATAATCGTTAAGCTTCTCGCAACACTTTTCGGCCGTCTTTCTGAAGCTCTTCTCGTAATTCATCGAGGAGCACACAACGCCGTAAAGGTTATCGTGAATGACTGCAAGCTTATACTTAACGATAGGCTTTATAAAGTTTTTCTGTACGGGCTCAACGCCGCCGAGCTTAGCACCCGCCCATTGATCGCCGTTGTACATCCGGTAATTTCGGTCTGTGTCGGTGTAAATGCCCGTGCGTCTGTGATAGTTACGCCCCTTCTCGTAGAGCGTCCATATTGGCGTTTCTTTGATTTCTCTTAAGTCCATCTATTCACCCCCTCGGAACATCTTCCTGACCTCTGTCTGTGCCGTCATACGCCTCTATATTGCGCAAGATCGTGTCGAGTCGGTCCTGCTGTCTGTTCTGCTCAAATTCCTGCTTCTTTCTCTCGTCGTGCTCTCTGATCGCCGTGAGCGGATTGAGAGAAGGAGTCTCTATCTCCTCGCCCCTTGCAACTGTCTGCCCGACCTTTGCGCCAATAAAAAAGCACGCTATACATAGCGCACCCGTGGCTAATACTATTAATACTTCCATACTGTCCCCCTTATATAACGGTGATACTGTCGCCATAGTCCTGATACGTCTCCGTCGCCTTTACCGAAGCAAAGTGATACGTCGGATGTATCTCGATAGGCTCGTCTATAAATACGACCTGATCTCTTATCTCGTGTGCAATAGCAAGGCCCATCATATCGTCGTCGTGTCCGCCTTCAGGAGCTTCAATGCGCCCCTTCTCGTTGCGTATTATAGTCAATAGCTCCTCAAGCGTCTCCCGGTCGTTGATGGTATCTGAGTGCTCACGAACGATCTCTATAAGGCGTGATATAATAGTCGGCCTTGTTAAGCTCGTTGTGTTGAAGCCGAAACGCTTCTCGGTCTTGCCGGTGTAAGTGTCCTGCGCTTCTCTCGTGTACTGCTTCGGATATCCGAGCCTCTGAAGCTCTTTGATCGGGTAAGAGTCAAAGTTTGCCTCTATGCCTATCAGAGCGTCCTTGTAATACTTGCCGAGACAATACATCTGCCTTGTATATTGGTCGGCGTCAAATTGGTGCTTGAGATGTGCCACTTGTACGCCGGTCTTGGCGTCGAGAACGTGCCCGGTAAAGTAGTCTGATCCTTCGCCGCTCGTGTCGCCGCCTATGCAATACTGAGTAAACTCCGGGACGTTTGGAACGCCGTATATCTTGATATAGCCGTTCTTGTCGTTCACCCACTCTATATTGCTTATCTTAAGCCCGTCATACTCATACTTGAAATATCCCACTTTGATAGGCTTCTTGAGCCTTGAGAGCCTTTCGAGTATGACCGACGTGTCAAAGACGTTCTTGCCTGAGAGCAGGAAAGCCTCGTGAGGAGTGCAAGGATATTCTTGCTTTATAAGGTCTTTGTCGAGGTATTTATCGTACTTGTTGTAATACCAATAGAGCTGTTCGGGAGCGAGGCCCTTGTCGTCTCTGAGCCACCGCAAGCGATCCCATATCCAACCCTTCTTGGTATCTATCTCGTGAAGGAACGACTCTTTTATATCCTCATTCCTGAAGGAGATATTATATTCTTTCGTTCTCCACCACTCATAGAAGCAATTTATATGCACGCCGCTGTCCCACATCTTCTGAAAGTCGTTGTAGCCGTTTGCCGTGCTCTCGTATATCTTGATGCAATTCTTTGTAAATGCTTCACCCAAAGCACCCTGCACCGGAGCGATGCCGTTCTGCCAAAAGGCGCACTCTGAGCCGTGAAAAAAGTTTACTGTTCGGGATCGGCCGACGTCCTTTGTTGCCGTATCAACCGCCCACGAGCTATTGATCTTCTCGAATAATAGCTGTTTTCTGTTGTTGTACTTCTCCGTAGGCTTGAGGAGATCAGGAAGCTGACTGTACGGGAATTTCGCCTTATTCTGAAATATAGCCTCTGAGTTATCGCTCTTATCTGCGAGAGTATATCCCTGAAAGTTTCGGTTTAAGATACAGCAAGCGAGCTGATACGCCGTTACAAGCGTCGTAAAACCCTGCTGTCTGCCCTTTAATACGAGTAGGGATATATCTGTTATAAGGCCGTCTATAAAGTCCTGCTTGGCCTTGTTGAGCGTATCAATGAACTCCTCTTGAACGTCGTTCAGGAAGAAGGGCATAGTCTTTTGGTTTTTATCTACGACAATAAAGGCAAGCTCTATAAGCTTCTCGGGATAATCCCTCACCTCGTCAAGCAGGGCCTTATCTGCCAGCATCTCGTTTGCGACTGCCGCCCTTAATTGCTTGTCGTAGTCAATGCTTTTAAGCTCTTCCCACTTCTCTTTGCGCTTTGCTATAAGAAAGTCGGCCGAATAGCTCATAATAGATCCTCAAGCTTTGTCATTTTGATCTCGCCCTCGACCTTTGTAACGTACTCGCCCGTCATTCTGTTCATAATGTCAATGGCCTCTCGCCTTGTCTTAAGGCTTGCGGGGAACTCAAGCGTAACCTCTTCGCCGTCAACGAGCTTCACCATCAATTCCGGCTCTTCGCCTCTCGCCATTCTCGAAAGCAATTCAAGTCGCTCTTGTGCGCTCATTATAGAAGGCTTCATCATCTGATCTCTAAGCTCTTTAAGCCTTGCCTTCACCTTGCCGTCTGCCATTAAACGGCTTGCTTTTTCCCATACCGTTTTATCGGCCATTTTTTTTGTATTATAGGCGGAGCGATATGCGTCTGCTTGGCTCAGTCCGTCTATAATGCCCTGCACGAACTTCTCTTGTTTTGGTGTAAGCATATCCTCTCCCCCCTTTACTATTTCAAAGCTTTGCTTTTATATCTCGGTGCAATCCGTTCAGGTAGATAACCGGAGACGACTTCGACGCCGGCTTAAATCCCGCCTTGTCTCCGTAGCCGCCATAATTCAGATGCGCCGCTGTATTTACGAATAGCTTCTCTGTTAATGCCAAAGACGAATTTTGACAGCTTGTTCTAAAGAATGACTCTTTGAATAATAGCGGCAAATGTGTATGACCGTGTATGTATATATCAGCGTCAACGATAGAAGCGAGATCGGCGAGTCTGTTTACCTTGCCGCCTTCTCTTCTGCCGCCCCCTGATCCGTGCGTTACATACACCGTATAAAGCTGTCGTCTCTGTTTGACATTTTCCCCAAAGCGTATAAATAAAAGCGCAGTAGTCGGGGAGTATCGCTCGATAAGCCCTAACTGACTGCACATAATCTCTGTAATATCAAGGCCGTCCGTCTTGTATACTCTGTTCTCGTGATTTCCGGGAAGCACGGCGAGGATCTTGTCCTTTATAGGCTCAAATATTCTCACACAATGCTTTAACTGCTCCATAGGTTGAAGGCTCGCCGAATAGGTATCTCCGATCGAGGAAGCTATCGCCGTGTCCATCAGATCGCCGTCGAGTATACAGTATGCGTTCGGTGTATTCTTGATATATTCTATCTTTTCGAGTATTAAATTGTAATCACATTGAGAGTCGCCTATATGTAGGTCGGCCATAGGATGTAACTCTATAATCTCCGCATAAGGCAAGTCGCATTTAATAGCTTTCATATCGCCCCCGTAATAATGGTCGCTTGCACCATAGGCGAGGACCAATATCCCCGCCCCAAAGGAGGTAGGTATTTTATATCTTTTCCGCAAATGAAAAGAAACCGAAAAAGATACTGATGCTTCGCTTCCACGTAAAAAAAGCACCCACCTCTTGGCAGATGCTTCTCTATATACTTTTCTATTGTAATTATAACACACGTTTATACGTATTTGCGGGCTAAAAAAGGCTAAAAAAGGCTAATAATGGCTAATTATGCGAGAGCCGCCGTTGTGCAACTTTGTGCAACTTCCACAAATTCCGAGCCGAAACTTTGTGCAAATTTCCGGTATTGACACCGCCACGGACTCCGTGGTACAATAGAGTCACGGAAGCCGAGGCAACCGAGCCCGGCAAACTCGAAATTCAAAACCGAAAAAGGAGAACACGAAAATGAAAGAGACCACCATTCAGAAAATCATCGCTTACTTCGAGGAAAACGAAAGCGTTTTCAACGACTGCATCGAAGAACTTGACGCATACAACGGCTATTTAGGCGACTATCGCTACTTCGAGATGGAAATGCTCAACGAGTTTTACTGCAACGCCGAGCCCATCGAACTGCTTCAGAGAGCCTTCTACGGCCACGACGAGGACACTTGGACGACCGACTCATACGGCAATAAGTCTTACGGCGCATTTAACCCCAATCGAGATTATTTTAATTTCAACGGCTACGGCAATTTAGTATCAACAGACTACAAAGACTACTCAGTATACCTTGACGCATACGCTATCGAGGATATGTTCGAGCATCGTGAATATATCGACAGCATCGAAAGCGACGACGACCTTGCGGCACTCTTCGACGAACTCGAAGAAGCAGAGGACGACGAAAATTAACCCACCCACACGCCGACCGGGAGCGGCCAATCTCCCGGAGAAAGAGAGAAAGCACAATGAAAAACTTCACAACACTTACAGAGCTTGAAATACTTTACGCCGCATATTCAACAATCCTCGCAAATTGGGTAAGGTCGAGCGACCGAAACCAAGAACT